GTCCTAATCGTGGATCTGTACTTACAAGAGGGCTCCCACAATCTCCTTTGTCTGTTGGCACACTGTACGACAAAAGCCTGGACCAGTACTCCTCATCTCCCTGTTTATAACAAGAATTTCCAGTAATATTCACAAGACAACTCTGTAACACTATGCTTGTTCCTCTTTTAAGACTTATATGAGAGTTATAATTCTCTCCCTGCTTTAAAGTGTTGCACTTTGGGAAATAATTGAGAATACTTCTGTGTTGTCTCACTAACCCAGTGGTTATCTTAACGAACAAGAAATCTACCAAATCGCCTTCTAAAGAGTAGCGATCGTAGTAGCATATTTCACTACTATCCCACTTTATAACAAAGGCGACGTGACCAGTCACAGGGTGAACGAACTCAACCTGAGGTTGATCATCGCCGTTGTCATGTGCAAGACCATAAAAGCCATGCTCAAAATGACGAGGAATAACAAAGGTTGTACCAGACACGAATAAAGCCCAACCAATTTTCTGGTTGTAACATCTCAAAATGTAGAGATTTCGTCTCTGCAAAGCTACAGTAGGATCAATCGAATCAGATCCAAACTCTGGGACTTTCTTGATTGCAGAGGCTACATTTAAGGGTTTCTTAAGCTTCCCTTGTTGTCGCTTATATTCGCTACGAGAAGTGTTGCTCTCTCCTGTAAAGGAAGGAGCAAACGCTTTAGCCAGCGATTGAGCTACGTGTATACCTGCTTTGACTGAAATTAAAACTCCAGCAACAGCTCCCAAACCTTTCACAACTCCTGTTAACCACCTATACTTGTGCTTGTTTAAGTTGGCAAACAAAGGAGAGTTTGGGTAAATCTTGTTACTGGTAGACGCTATAGCTGCACACGCGTCTACCAGTAGCATTTTGAGAGCTGCTAAGTAGAACCCAGGTACTGAAGTGACAAATCTCGTGCTACTAACAAAGGCCTTAATCGCAGTAGAAATAAACGACTGCTTGCCTCGCAACCACTTCGACAGCACTTCAGCATACATCGAAGAAAGCATAGAGTGGCACGATGTAGGTAACCTTGCTAAGACCTTGTTTAAAATCGACACATCTGAAATGAATTCTTTCCAATCTGTCTGATCTTCATCATAAAACATGTCATACAATGGTCCTGCAATATCGCGTAGTGACAGGTACGTTAGTGTACCTGGATACAATATTGTTCCTAACTCACTGCGCAAACATCGCATCTTCTCAACGGACTTCCCTTTATCAATTTCATCCTTAGGCCACAAAACAGATTCACTGTCGTGATATACGACTGCTTCAACGCTATTAACTCGATTGATCTCTCCCATTTCTGGTTCA